AGGGCCGCGAGCTCCTCCTGCGCGAGCTCCGCGTTCACCGTCGGGGTGACCTCAGGCTGGCGGGCGGCCTCGAGCTCAGACGCGAAGCCCTCACCGGAGTCGCCGCCGAGCGCGATCCAGTCCTCGACGATCTGCAGGCGCTCCGCCGCGGTCGCGTCGCGGAACGCCTGCAACGCGGCGGCACCCTGCGGCCCGGCGGCGATGAGCTCGTCGACCATGCCGTCGGCGGCGGCCTGCATGTCGGCGGGCATCTCGTCGCGGATCTGCTTCGTGATCGCGAGCACGTTGTCACGCCACGTGGCCTGCGCCTGGACCTGCCTGTCGAGCTCGGCGATCCAGTCCGTGGTGCTCACGGATGCACCGTCGTAGAACGACTCCCACGAGTCCTCGGCGGACTCGGTCGCGGCGGCCGTCTCCTCCGCGAGGGCGCGGTTCTTGTCGATGACGGCCTGGTACGCGCCCGCGATGTCGCCGAAGGACGCGTCCGCGCCGGCCACCATGTCGCGCCAGTCCTCGAGCGCGGCGATGGCCTCCTCGGTCATCGGTGCGACGCCGGCGACGCCCTCGGCGAGCCCGGCCGCGGACCCCGCGGTGAGCTGCTGCTGCACGTCCGCCGCGTCCAGCGCATCCCGGTAGAGCGGCAGGAGCTCCATGGCCCCCTCGATCGGGATGCCGAGCCCTTCGAGCGCGGCCCGCGCCTCGTCCGTCGCACCAGACATCACCAGCGACGACAGGCCCTGGTCGAGCGTGTCGAAGAACTCTTCTGCCTGCATGCGGTTCGTGCTGGATGCCTGCCCAAAGGAGAGGATCGAGGAGATCGTGTTGTCGATGTTCTGCGACACCGACGGGTCCTTGAGGACCTCATACGCCTTCTCGATGTTGTCGACGTCGTTGCCCGTGAACCAGTCCCGGAACCCGCCCTTGGAGAACATGCCCGAGAACGCCTCGTCGGCACTCTTCGCGCCCTTCGCAACGTCGAGGAGGGCGGCTGCGGCTTCCCCTGCACCTTCGGACGTCTCGATACCCCACTTCGGGAGCGCGCCGGCGGCCATCATGGCGGTGATCGCGACGGTGGCGAGGCCGGCGGCCTTCCCGACCTTCCCGAGACCGGTCGCGGCGCCGGGGGCGATGTCCTTGAGGTCGCGGAACGCGCGCACCGTGTCCAGCACGCGCGGGAACAGGAGCAGGAACCCGCCCGCGACCAGAGCCGCCACCCCCGCGAGGCCCGTCAGGGCGCCGAGGGTCTGCTGCACCGGGGCCGGGAGGGACGCGAACGCCTCCGCGAGCCCAGCGACAGCCTCCGCACCCGACGCGAGCGCGGGGAGGAACGCCTCACCGATCGTGATCGCCGCGTCATTGATCGAGTTCTTCGCGATCTGCAGCTTCGCCTCGGTCGACTCGTACCGCTTCTCGGCCTCGGCGACGAGCGCGGTGTTCTCCTCCCACGCGCGCGCCTGGTCGTCGAGGGACTCGGCGAGCAGGTCACCGGACGCCTTGAGCTGCAGGAGGACGCGCTGCTCCTCCTGGGACTTGATGCCCAGGTCGGAGAGCGTGGTGACGACGTTCCCACCGGAGGCCTCGACGGTGTTGAGGCCCTGCGTGAACATGTCGAGCGCGGCGACCGGGTCCTCGCGGAAGGCCTTCGCGAAGTCGCCAGCCGAGACACCGGCCACCCGGGCGAAGCCCTCGAGCGCCTCCCCGCCGTCCTGCGCCGCGGTGTAGATGCGCTGCAGCACCCGCGACGTCACGGACCCACCGAGCTCCGCGGTGATGCCCATGGACGACAGCGCGTTCGCCAGCGCCAGGACCTCGCCCGAGGTGGCACCCACCAGGGCGCCGGCGCCGGAGATGCGCTGCGCCATCATGAGGATGTCGCGCTCGGTCGACGCGCCGTTGTTGCCGAGCTCGACGAGGGTCGCGCCGAACCGCTGCACGTCGTCCGTGGACCCGTCGAGGCGGATGCCCATGACGTTCGCCATCTGCGCGATCGCGGTCGCGGCCTCGTCGGACGACAGGTTCGTCGTCTCGCCGAGGTCGATCATCGTCTTCGTGAAGCCGACGATCCCCGGGGTGGACACGCCGAGCTGGCCGGCGGCCTCCGCGACCGCGGCGATCTCCTGGTGCGACGCCGGGAGGGTCTTCGCGAGCTGACGCAGCCCGGTCTCGACCGCGGCGAGCTGGCGCGGGGTGCCGTCGACGGTCTTGAGGACCCCGGTCCAGGAGGACTCCCAGTCCATCGCGGCCTTGACCGTGGCACCCATGGCGACGGTCGTGACGGCACCGAACGCGGTCAGCGCGGTCCCGGCCCGGTCCCACGACTCCCGGTTCTTGTCGGCCGACGCGGCGAGGCGCCCGAACGTGGTCTCCTGCTGCTTCGCGGCGGCGTCGGTGCGGCCCATCTCGGCGCGCAGCGCAGCCTCGGCGGCCGTGGTCTCCTCGGTGGCCTTGTCGAGGTCGCGGCGGGCCTTCGCGACCCGCTCCTCCGCGGCGACGACCTGCGCCGACTGCGCGGGGTGCTTCGACCGGGCGTCCGCGAGCTGCTGCTCCGCGGCGCGGAGACGGCCCGCGGCGTCGGCCTGCTGCTTCGTCGCCGAGTCGACCCGCTTCCCAGCCTTCTCCGCCGCGTCCGCGAGCTTGTCGACCGCCTTCTCGGCCTGCCCGATGTTCTGGACGAACGCCTGGTACTCGGCCTCGAGACGGACGGCGTAGGAACGGGCGGCCATCAGACCGTCACCGCCGGCGTCCGGGCCTGGTCGCGCAGGTCACGCACCGGTGTGACGACCTGCGACGGCCGCCACGCGGGGGTCTCGCGCCGGGTCGTGAGGTCGTCCCACGACACCCGCCCGGACGTGAGGAGGTCGAGCCGTTCGGGCCCCATGATCTTCACCTGGTCCTTCTGCGGGAGGTCGTCGAACCAGGCCCGGGCGTCGGGCAGGGCGTCCTCCGGGTCGTCGAGGTCGAACCCGAGGTCGCGCCACGACTTGGTGACGGGGACGCGGGCGCAGCGCCCGTTCTGGTGGTCCCACGGGCCGGGTTCGTCGATCGGGTGCACGGTGCCGTGCATCGCCAGGCAGGAGGGGCACGTGCGGACGCTGAGCGTCGCCTGCCACCGCCAACCGGCGAGGACGTCGGTGTTGGCCTGGTCCTGCGTGAACGAGGCCGCACGCGACGCGTCGATCATCTCGGTTCTGGCGATCGTGAGTGCGCGTGCGAGGCCACCGTTGAAGCCGGACTCGAGGTTGTGGACCATGCGCCGGGCGGCCGCGCGCGGGTTGTGGCCGAGGGCGACGCCGCGGATCAGCTGGGTCGCCATGTTTGAGGTGGCCTCGTCCGTGAGCGGCCACGCGAGGACCGTGACCTGTTGTGTGGTGCGGTCCACGATCCATCGCAGCGCGTCGTCACCGGCCCGGTCGAACGCAAGTGTCAGCTCGGCGGTGGTGCCCATGGTCGGCGGCATCTGCGAGGCGATGAGGCGCGCCTCCCACTGCGCGGCCTTGCCCGTGAGTACTGGCAGCTCCGCGGCGATCTGCTGCCCGGTGAGTTCCGCGAGCTCCGTGAGGGCGGACCGGGACGCGCCGAGCGCATGCATCGCGCGCGCGGCGCGTATGATCTGGCCCCTGCTCGGCCACTCCCCGTCGTTGCCCATGGCGCCGGCCGCGACGAGGTCGTAGACCGCGGCCGCCCACTGGTCGGTGAGGTCGTCCCACGCGGCGACCCATGCGGCGGTGAGGCTGCGGGTCACGGAGTCGACGTGCCCCTCGATCTGAGAGCGCATCTGCCGGGCGAGACGGAGCGTGCTGTCGTTGATCGTCACGTCGTCTCCCTCCCCGGATGACTCATCCGTTCCACTGTCCTGGTGGCTCTCTGACCTGCGGCGATACCGGACGTGCTAACGCGGTGCTACGCCGCCTGCTTCTGCAGCGCGACGTACTCGCGCACCGAGTCCGGGATGAACTCCGCCGCGACCGCTACGCCGAAGCCACCAGCGCCGACTTCCGACGCGTGGTGCGGCGTCCGGTTGTTCTCCGCGACGTACCGCAGCACCCGCGCGCGCACCTCGTGCACCTCGAGCTCGTGGCTGAGCATCTCCGTCCGGCTCCACGTGAACTCCTGCCGCGGCCCAGGGTGCGCCAAACCTGCCTCGGCCTCGGCACGGCTGATGGTCGTCGGAGCCGGAGGCCCGAAGAACTCTTCGTCCGGGCCGTAGAGGGGCGGCGGCGGTGTCGGCGCGAACGCAGGGCCGTACTCGTACTTCGGACGCGCGCGCTCCATGGCGACCTCCGACGTGAGCGCCTCGTACGGCACCCCGTCCAGGGTCTCGAGCTGCTTGAGGAGATCGTTCACGCGGGCCATGTGCTTCTCGAGCTCCTTCGCCGCGGCCTTCGCGGCGGCGTCCTCGTCGTCAGCCTCCGCGAGGAGCGCGGCCGTGCGCGCATCGGCGAGGCGCCGGCGCGCGGTCTCGGCGGCGGTGTTCGAGGTCCGGATCTGTGAGGCGAGGCGGTCGATGTCACGCCCGATTCGATCCTCCGCGGTCGGGTCGTCGAGAAGCGCGTCACCCGCGGACGACTCGAGCGCCGCCTTCTGAGACGTCGCCTCGAACGCCTTCCCCTCCCACTTCGCGACATCCGCGGCGGCCTTCTCGACGGCCTTGCGCGCGTTGTCCAGGGCGCGGCTCATCGCTGCCCCTCCTGCACGATGGGGGAGAGCTTCGAGAGGCGCTCGATCGACTCCTCGAGCTCCTTGACGACCGAGGCGAGGCGGTCCACATCCGTGCTGCCAAACGCGCCGGGCCGGTTCCACGCCTCCAGGAGCACGCCGTCGACGTGACGGCGTGCTGCCTCCGACGTCTGCCCGCGGCGGGTGGAGACGAGGTTGATGAGCAGCGCCTCTGCGGTCACGGAGAACGACTCGTGGTTGCGCCACGGTCGCCGGTCGTCGGTGAGGCCGAGGTCGCGGCGGGCCTTCGTCTGTGCTTCGTCGAGGCGTGCGAGCTCGCGCGCTGCGGGGCTCATCTCGCGTCCGAACCTGTCGCGGCCGAACGCGGCTGCGATCGCGGCGTTGGCGGTGTTGTTGGCGGCTTCGCGGGCCTCGATCTCGTTCTCGTCGGTCATGGTCATGCGCCCTTCGTGGTGATGCGCGGTGTCCACGCGCGTCGGAGCCAGGTCATCCAGGGCTCCACCGTGTACGCGAGCCGGTCCTCGCCCGGCCGCTGCGTCGGGATGCCCGTCAGCGTGTGGGCCGCGTCGCGGATGCGGCGGCGTCGAGCGGCGCGGGCCCTCTCGCGGGGCGTACTGCCCGTCGTCAGGCTGCGCACGCACCGGGCCCAAGTACGAGCGACGCGACGGGCTCGGATGCCTCCACGCAGGCGCTCGAGCCGCGTCGCGTCGCTCATCTGGTAGTCCCAGACCCGGGACTCGATACGGTCCCAGTCGCGGGACCAGATCAGGGTGAGGCAGTCCGAGCAGACGCCGGAGGTCTCCCCGCACACGTCGACGAGCGTGCCGTCGGCGGGGGTATCGCCCGGGCAGAACCGGCACGTGGTGACTGGCGTGGTGCTCATCCGTCGATCTCCTGTCTCGTGAACCAGGCGATGGCGCTCCGTCGAGTGACGAGCCACCGGCCGGCCTTCTTCTGGCCGACCAGTGACCCGTCATCGAGCAGTTGCCGCACCCGGCGTGGAGTCACACCGAGCAACCCGGCGACAGCTGCTGTTCCAAGGAGGACACCAGCATCTGGCGTCTCCGACTCTTCCGGATCGACGATCGGCGGAAGTACCGCACTTCCCCTTGGGGAAGTCGACGTCTCAGCCGCCTTCCACGCCGCAGCCACTGCGTTGAGTTGTGCAGCCGCATCCGCGATCTGCTCGGCAACGTCGGTGCGCCCGCTGAGTTGGTAGTGCCGGACCGCGTCGTTCACGTC